GGGGGCGAAGACTCCCCCAGCGTGCGGTGTGGTGGCGTGTTTTACACTGAAGGCCTTGGAGGTGGCGGCGGGAAGGGCTGGCGGGCAGAACGGGTTAGGGCCGCGGAATGGTAGGCTGAAACGGAGAGCGAGGTGGTACGCGACAAAAGAAAACCGCACAGGTCTGGTAGTACGATTCCCTAGGGATGAATGAGATTGTCCCCAGTAAGAAACGAGGGTCGGGCCAGAGGCAAGTGGTGCGGTACAGCCCGGAATTGATGGCGGTCATCTGTGAACGGATCAGCCACGGGGAATCGCTGAGGGCGATCTGCGCGGGTGCGGACATGCCTAGTGAAGCGGCGGTCCGTTACTGGGTCAGTCAGGATCACGAAGGTTGCAAGGCGGGCTTTGAAGCGGCCCGTGAAGTGCAGGCACACCGGTTCGCCGAAGAACTTGTGGCGATGTGTGATGAACAGCCGCCGTTGTTACCGGACGGCCGCGTGGATCAGGGCTGGGTGACGTGGCAGAAGATGCGGATCGACACCCGGAAATGGACTGCGAGCCGCATCCTACCGAAGGAGTACGGAGAGCATGTGGCATTGAAGGGCGACACGGCTGGAGGCGGCCTCAACATCCGCATCGACCTTTCGTAGTGAGCTCAATGACGACTTACAAACCAGCCGGCCCTGTGTCGAAGGCGTTCATGATGGACGACTCGTTCTTCCGGGGAATCATGGGTCCCTTTGGCAGCGGAAAGAGCACCGTCTGTATCATGGAGATTCTCCGGCGCGCTTCGTTGCAGGAGCCGGGCAAGGACAAGATTCGCAGAAGCCGTTGGGCGGTCATTCGCAACACTTACCCAGAGTTACGCACCACCACGATCAAGTCGTGGCACCAGTGGGTGAGCCCCGAGCTTGGGCGTTGGGTGGACGAAGGCCCGCCCTTCCACCACATCAAAATGGGCGACATGGACCTCGAAGTCCTGTTCGTGGCACTCGACCGGCCCCAGGACATCAGCAAGCTGTTGAGCATGGAGTTGACCGGCGCCTGGGTGAACGAGGCCCGTGAAGTGCCCAAGCCTGTGATTGACGGGCTGACCGGCCGCGTGGGCCGTTACCCGAGCATGGCCATGGGCGGCACCGGCTGGAGCGGCATCATTGCTGACACGAACCCGCCCGACAGCGATCATTGGTGGTACAAGCTGGCCGAGGAAGACCAGCCACAGGGCTGGCGGTTCTTCAAACAACCCGGCGGACTAAGCGAACACGCAGAGAACCGGGAGCATCTGCCTGACCAGTACTACGAACGACAGGTGGCGGGCAAAGACCCGGACTGGGTGAAGGTGTACGTCCACGGGGAGTACGGTTATGTGCGGGATGGGAAACCGGTGTACCCCGAGTTCAAGGACTCTGTCCATGTGGCTGAGTTCGAGGTGACGGATAAGTTGCCCTTATACATCGGCATCGACTTTGGACTGACACCGGCGGCGACCATCGCCCAGCGCACGCCAATGGGCCAGTGGCGCGTGCACAGCGAACTGGTCACAGAAGACATGGGAGCCGTGCGTTTCAGCGAGGTGCTCAGGCGTGTGATGAACGAGCGCTACAAGGGCTTTACGTTTGCGAAGATCACAGGCGATCCGGCGGGTGATGTCCGGGCACAGACGGACGAGGTGACACCGTTCCAGATTCTGCGTAAGGCCGGCATTCCAGCGCAACCGGCGGCTACCAACGACTTCATCAAACGGCGTGAATCCGTTGCAGGCGCACTCAGCAGGCTCATTGACGGCGCACCCGGGTTGATCGTGCATCCACAGTGTGCGGTGCTCCGAAAGGCAATGGCGGGTGGGTACGCACTCAAGCGTGTGCAGGTTGGAGGCGCAGCGAAGTACAGGGACATGCCCGATAAGAACGACTATTCGCACGTTGCGGAATCATTGCAGTACCTGCTGGTCGGTGGCGGTGAAGCGAGGTTGTTGGTGAAGCGCACTCAAAGCGGTCCACGACCGGAGCTGGCGGTGATGGACTAGGGCTGCGGCACGGGGGCCGCGTGAGCGGCCCGCGAGCGGCAGCGAGCATTGGGCGTGGCTAGCATGCAGGAGGTGAGGCCGGGCGGCCTTTGCCCTGGTCCCGGGGGGCCTGAGCCGGGGCCGCTGCGGCCTGCGAGCAGCAGCGAGCACCCGAGCGCGCTGGACGTGGCGCTGCAAGCTGGGGCTGCACGCGATGGGACGGCGTAATGGCCGGGGCGGGCGGGGGCCACGCGGCGGTTCTTTCCGCGGGGCTGGGGTGGGAGGCCCGAAGGGCGGCGGGGCTGGGGGTGAGGCCGGAGACCGCCGCCGAGGCCACCGGACGACCCCCGGGCTTTCACTGGGGGCGCTTTGGGGCTGCCCATACACTGGAGGCTCTCAAACTGCGGGGGACTGGAGAATGGCTCTCCATTCACCCAGGACGTGGCGGGCTGGGACTAGCCATCCACTGGTGGCTTTCAATGCACTGTGGAGCGGAGAGCGGCGTTGCATGCAACCAGGACGCGGCAGGCTGGGAGCAGCCATGGCGGTGTGAGCTTCCAAAGCTGGTGTGGCTGGAGAACGGCGTGGCACACACTCAAACTGTGGCGGGCTGGGAGCGGCCATGCACTGGTGGCTCTCAAAGTTGTGTGGTTCGGGGGCGTTGGTCGCGAAATCTGTTTCGTTACCAAATGCGTGGTTGCTTCTGTTTGTGGGCGCTGTTGCGTGGCTTCACCTGTTTTTTGGGGCGCACTCGTTCACCCGTTGCCGCACTTCGTACCCCACCCTCCCCCATTTTCCCGTTTTTACGAACTTGATCCCCCCCTCAGATATTTTTGAGGTGAAAATTTGGAGGAGCAGCTATCTGAAATATGGTTTGATTCAAAAACACGGTGGATGATTGAATCATTTTATCGGGTTTAGTTTCTGAGTTTATTTAATGATCTCAGAATTTTAACCACCGCTTCCGGATTGGGTATGTGTGGCCAAATAACTTTTGCACATCCCGGATCTGAAGATGCAGTTGAGATTTCAATGGTGCCAGCTCCGCAAAATGCCTCAAGAACCCCGCCGACACAGGAAACGCTCTGAATATTATGGTTTGGTATCGAAATGTCACCATGACTTGTGAAGATTTTTTTCGTGGTAATGCAAGTGTGACCAATCTTAAAGCTATACATTGATTTGACCCACATTCTCAAAAGAGGTACTGTTATGAGTGTTAATGGAATTATAATTTCGGGGGCTTCATATGGCGCTTTTGATTGTGAGGCCATAAAATAGAAAATCACGCCAAAGAAAAAATAATTAATCAACAGCTGTACCCTCAAATATCGAGCACTGCAACGAAGTGTTGTTTCAGCCGGTAGAATGTTATCGTTGCTGATCTGTTTTGGTGATGATGCTGTTTTTTTGAATTCAGCCACCGGCAACCATTCGGAACCGCCTGCAACTGCGAAGAATCGGTCGGATAGATTTGTTTGTTGTTTTAACCAGTCTTCCAACTGTTCTTCTGAATATGGACCATGCTGCGTGTTGTCGATTAGCAGGTAGTAAAAAACATTTCTCATAATTTATTTTTAAGCATAATAGTAGCGCGGGCTTTTATTCAAGGTGAGGTTTTCCAAGGGTGGGACATCCACTGTCCATAGTGGAAACGATTACGGGGCATCAGCATGCCCCATTCAGCCGACGAACTACTGCGCCGCCACGCACGCCTCCTTTCCGAGCGCATTGTTTGGGAGTCCCACTGGGCTGAGGTCGCGCAGCATGTCCTACCCCGGTCAGATTTTTTCATGGGCCGGCGCAATCCCGGTGAGAAGCACACAGAGAAAATCTACGACGCCACCGCCTGTCTCGCCCTGGAGCGGTTTACGGCCAGCATGGAGTCCATGCTCATCCCGCGCACCCAGCGCTGGCACGGCCTTCGCTCACAGCGGGCTGAGTTAAAGGAGGACCCCGAGGTAAGGGTGTGGCTCGACAGCGTCTGCGATCTGCTTTTCGCGATGCGGTACGCTCCCAGGGCGAACTTTACCTCCCAAACCAACGACGCCTTCATGTCTATGGGTGCGTTCGGCACGGGCGTGATGTTCGTCGAAAGCGAGGGGGATGAGTTGCGCTATCGCTCGGTGCACATCTCCGAGGTCTGCATCGCCGAGAACGCCCACGGGCTGGTGGACACCGTGTTTCGCAAGGCGCTCCTGACTGCCAGTCAGGCTGTGCAGCGGTTTGGTGCGGCTGTGTTGCCCGAGAAGATCGTGGACGATGCCCGTGAACGTCCGGACGCGTTGCATGAGTTTGTGCACGTAGTGCTGCCGAACGACGCTCCTGATCGGATGGCGTGGAACTACCGGGGGATGCGGTTCTCCTCGTACTACATCTGCCTCCGGAGCCGTGAGATTGTCAGCGAAGGCGGGTTCCGCACCTTTCCCTATGCGGTTGGCCGGTACACAACCGGGCCCAAGGAGGTGTACGGCAGGTCGCCGGCAATGACGGTGCTGCCCGAGATTAAGATGGTGCAGGAGATGACCAAGACGATTCTCAAGGCCGGCCAGAAGGCGTTGGACCCGCCTCTGCTCTTGCAGGAGGACGGCGCGCTTTCCGCGTTCGATCTGCGTCCCGGTGCGCTGAACTTTGGCGGGGTCGATGACGCGGGCAATCCCACCGTGCAGGCGTTGGAGTTCCGGGGTGACATCGCCATCGGGGACGAAATGATCGAACGCCGGCAGAAGGCGATCAACGAAGCGTTTCTTGTCACCCTGACGCAGGTGCTGGTGGCCATTCCCCGGATGACTGCCGCGGAGGCGATGTTGCGTTCACAGGAGAAGGCGCGGCTCTTGGCTCCAACCATGGGCCGGCAACAGAGCGAGTTTCTGGGGCCGATGGTGGAGCGTGAATTGGATTTGCTGGATCAGATGGGTTGGCTGCCGCCAATGCCGGCCGTGCTCAAGGAAGCCGGGGGTCTGGTGGATGTGGACTACACCAGTCCGCTCAACAAGGCGCAGCGGGCCGAGGAAGGGCTGGCGATTGTGCGTACCATCGAGAGTGCGACCACACTGGCGCAGGTCGATCCGACCATCATGTTCAACTTTGACGGGGACGCCATCGTGCGGGAACTGGCCGAGATCAACGGAGTACCTGAGAAGCTGTTGCGTCCCGTGG